GGCTAGTTCAGATCCTGGGATTGTTTTTAATAATTCTCTCATAAGATTAGATGTTTTATCTGAGCTTCGTTGCTTTCGATATGTCAAAGGTACACAAAGATTTTGTATTAAAAAATTATTTTAAATTTATTTTTTATAAAATAATGTAAATTATCTTTTACTAATTCGGTTATAAATGCAAAATCTGTTTAATATAATACACAAAAAAGCCCAGAGATAGGATCCCGGGGCTTTATTAGTGTCATCTAAACCTATAAGACTAATGAAAAACAACTATGAAAACAATTAATCTATTACAAAGCTACTAAAAAATATGTGATAACCTCGCTACTTGACCAAAATCTTTGTGATGAATAAACCCTTCGACCGCTTTTGTAGCGTGTTGATACGCGTTTCTGTGATGCCAGGAGTCAGTTCCACTGGGAGATCTTAGACTTTCAACAGTTACACCTATATAATCCTTACTAATTTTGTGGTGTAAGTGATGGCTGTAAACGTATCTATGCTTAGTATCTGCCCAATTTTTAGGAGATTCCTGAGCCATAAGCAATGGAAGGTCCTGAGGTTTAGCTCCATCTCCATGCGTTGTGCCTATTAGATTTTGACCATATATAAAATACTTTCTGTGAGCAATAGAACAATCAAAGGTTATATTTTTAGAATTCCTAAACCAGCTTTGGATTACATCTGCTAAAAAGAATCCATTAGTGTAATCATGATTAGAAGGATTAAATACAAAATGTACATCCGCGACTTGCATTAATAGCTCCAATACATCAATATAAAGTTGCTTTGCAGTCAAGAAACTTTCATACCACATCCCGTCGGTATCCTGAGGCGTGCCACTGGTTGTCTGTCGCTTTGGTGTATCTACATGAAGAATATCATTGCCTCCTATAAAAAGAATCTTGTCAATGTTAAACCCTGAAGCCTTTTGAATTATGCCTTTTACCCCTTCAATAACTCGCTTAACTGCAATCTGTGAATTGTAATCTTCCCCAGTTTCAAATGAAGTCGCAAGTTTACCGATGTGTATATCAGCTGGATCGACTACTAACAAATGGCCATCAATTATATTAGTCCTAATAATTTCATGATACTTTGGAGAGTGTAAATCCATCGACTTAATAATCTCGTCTCTTATCTCATCGTATCCTTTTGCTTTGTCTCCTTTTACATGTATTGAATACTGCTTTCCTTTATACCAATAGTTGGAAACATTCTCGATAGGGAGCCCAACTGAGTCGCATTCCTCTCCTAAAGCTTTATGATCATTTTGTTTTTCGTATCTCTGAACCCTTTTTAATAAAGCAAGTCTTAGGTTTTCTTTATTAATGTGTGGATATGACTCTAAAAGATGTTTTACAATTTCACTCTGATTTTTAAAATTACCAGATTTATATAATTCGAGAGCTTCAAAACTTATTTGTCTTGAGTCCTTATCGTTTTCCTTGCTCATATTCTTCCATTAATTGGTCCACCAGGAACTCAATGTTATTTAATAGCTTCATGCGAAGCACAAAACCAGCATCGTCTACCTGCTCAATGGATTCCATCACATCAAGCATAGTTTGCAATAGCTGGCTAGTTTTATTTTGGGGAGTTTCGATTCCTTCGATGTCTATTTGATACACTATTTTAAGCCGAATTTAAGATAAATATAAGCGATCAACATGACAGCCTCCGCGAATAGTAGCATGACCACCCAGGTAGGAACCCGATACTTGATCACTTCCTTGTCTCTATATTCGATCCATTTCACTTGAGAGTTTCGGTAATTATTTTCTTTCTCCAAGCGCATCGAATCGATTGCGATCGTCGCTCTGATCTGGCCCTTGTCTGACTTGATCGTCACTGATCCATTCGGAAGAATTAACCTGGAATAAAAAGAGGAAAGGATCCCAGAAGAGTCGCAAGGATTCGAGATCGTGAGCGTGTCGTGGACCGCTCTAAATTTTTCTACGATCTTCTCGCTTTTTATAGTATCGATTCTAAGCGTTTCTTTATACTCGGTTAGAGTCTTTGTCTGCTTGCAAGAAAAGAACGCGACAGAAGCCAAAAGAATAAGTAATTTTCGCATGATTATGAGAAGTATAGGTCAGCTTCCGCTTGACGTCGTTTAGTTAATCCAGCTAAAACCTTTCCGGCTCCCTTATTCCACTTCATGAACTCGTTACGAATTGTAACGTCTTGCGGATTTAAGTTTACCTTCTTTAATAAAGTGGATGATTTTAGATTCCTTGGTCCGCAATTATAAGCGAATGAAGTCAGCGCATCGAATTGATGCTGGCTGATATCGTCGCGACAGAAACTATCGACGTCTTTCTCGTAGGATTGAATTAAGAATTTTAAAAGCTCGTCGGCTTTTGCTTGAGTTATTGACTGATCTGTTAGTTTTACTTTCTTTCCGTCAGTATAGTAAGTATTCCCGTATCCAATAGTAGGGATCCCAGCCGGGCAAAGGTAGGGATTAAGCTTTAATCCTTCAAATCGCTTTATTAGATCGAGACCTTTTTGGCTTATCTTCGTGACTTTCATCAATTATTCCTAGTTTGGTTTTCAGGTTTGAATTCTCGGATTTTAAAGAGTGGACCTCAGCAGTTAAGATGTCTATCTTATCGCTTAATTCCTTCACTTTGTCAGACATTTCTTGGGCCATCTGGCGCCAGATCTCGATCGCTTTTGTCGTCTGCTCTAATTCGATTGTATTAAGGTCCGCTTTTTCTTTGCGTCTTCCTACTATCCAGCCGATCAATGCAGCGATGGCACCCGTTACAGATTGCCCAAGAATGTCATTAACTTCCATCAATTAGTCTTTTTTCAAAACTTGTAATAATTGCGCTTTTGCTAGGATCGTGAAACCTTCAGAATCCTTAACAAAGTTTTTGATCGTTTCTTGATCAGATGAATCCAAGTCAAGAACTTCTCCCTTGTTTAAGCTTACCGCCCAATCCCAGAATTTTAAGGCATCGCCTTTTGATCCCTGGGCTAAAGCGTTTGCTAATAATTTGCCTGCATTTGCACCCTCGATCGGTTGCTGATCTAGACCAAGTAAGTCAAAATTGAAATTTAATTTCATCGTTTGGTTTGTTTAATTTATTAATCTATAAATAGATAGCAAAAATCCTAGATTTTTGCAGGATCACTCCAAGGTAGCGGATAAGCCACCATGGGAGGATTCAAAAAGTTCTCTGTCTGTGCATCTAAATTCGCCTCGATTGCCTCGCAGTCTAGCCCAGCTTCAAGCCAGCCTTCGACCATTTCTTTAGTAACCTCATCGTAAGGAGTGAAGCTCGCTTCGTGTGGTGCATCTACTGCTAAAGCTCCGTAAGTGTCCACAAAAAATTCTTGTTCTGTCTTAATATTTATGTGACCTTTATACGCTCTCCAATGAATTGTAGAAATTACTTTGTCCATTCCGTCAAGGGAAGGGATTGAGTCTAATTGAGATATTACCCAGTTGAATGCCATATTATTTATTTTTAGAAATTAAGTCTATTAATAATTGCTTTTTAATTTCAAGTTCAATTATACTTTCAGCAAATTGTTTACTTCTAATTATTGAGTGAATATCATCACAAGTTTCATTTTTCATTTCATTCATTAACACTATTTGTTTTTTGTTTATTTTATCTAGTTCTAATAACATATTATTTATTTTTTAATGTATCTAATTCTGCTTTTAATTCTTGTACTGCTTTTACTAAAACTGCAATGATTGGTCTATCATCTAAACCGATAAAGTTTTCTTTTTCGCCCTTAGTTTCTACGTATGCTTGAGGAATAAAATCTTTTACCTCTTGAGCTATAAAACCTAATTGTTTGCTTGAACTTTCGTCTTGGTCTTTCATTCTAAATAATTTAGGCTTTAATCCCATAATAGCATTTAGACCAATTGAGGAATCTTCAAAATCTTTCTTTTTATTAATGTCAGATAAAGCCGTATAAGTTCCAGATGATGAATTTATTGAAGCAATGTTTCCAGTTGATGAACTATACAAATAAATTGTGCTACTTGTTGCATACCAACCAATTGAAGAAATACTACCCGTTCTATCAGCCCAAAAATATCCAGCATCTGCACCTTTTGAATATGAACTTCCAGCAAATTCTAAAATTCTATCCCCTCCTGGTGCACCTGTTGCGGTTGTTGTATTTATTAACACATTTCCCCCGCTAGTAATCCGCATACGTTCGGTATTGGCAGTCGTAAACCAAACATCATTTGATGTTCCACCCTCCAATACTATTTTCTGATAACCAACACCCTCAGCTTTTAATCTAAGTCCGCCCGTACCATT